TGAACTTTATGTTCAGAGAGTTGGTGGTCATCTTGGTAAAATTAAAGAGGTAGTGGGTGAGTAAATACTACTACGAAAAAAGTGGTATAATGGACTCTAAAGTTAATATCACTTATGATGAACTATTCCACAAAACAGATGAAGAATTAGATGAGTGGATTGAAGAAGCTCGTCAGTATATAATTGAAGAGTGGGATGAACGTGGTATCCCACCTATGGTTGGACAATCCATCGAGAAGATAATCAGTTCTTTTAAGAAATTAAGAGAGTATGACATCCACGGCTTCATTGAAAAAGACGATGATGGCAATGCTAATGTGATTAAGAACTTCAACAAATTTGCCAATGGAGTCAATCAATTCTTCCCAACTATGTTGAAAACTCGCATTGGTGATGTTGGGGATGTTGGTCTTAATTCTATTTACGATAGGATAAAGGAAGATGTAAATAAAGATTTATTTTACAAAGCCCTAAGACGAGGACTTCGTAGAGATTCTATGTATAGTTTCAGTAAGTCTCTTTCGCTGGATAGGAAAGAAAACAAGAAAGGTAGATTGCCTTATTGGAATGGCGAAACTGCAGTTGAATGGTTAAAGTATTATCAAGAAAACAAATTAAAGTTCAAGAACCATAGGTTATGGATTGCTAAATCACATCAGGAGAAGTATCTTAAATCATATGTCACTATAACTGCTGATGAAATCAAACAGGCTCATAAAGACGGATTGATTACTGATGATATGATAACTAATCTATGGTGTCCTACTCGTAAATGTAAGTTATCCATCGATGACCTTACTGATACAGTTAGGACTAAAAGTGGTAATGTTAAAACAAATGTGTTTATGATTAGGTATTATCATGTTGAAAAGAAATTATTCCCATCGGCATTTCAGATATTTAGATTGAGTTTGAACTCACAACCAGCAGTTAACTTCCCACCACTTACGGCAAGACTTTTGTATGAGAAAATGACAGATCATATAGAACAAGATGAGCCATTGAATATTTATGACCCGAGTGCGGGTTGGGGTGGTAGGATACTTGGTGCTATGGCATCAAAGAAAAGAATACATTATATTGGTACAGACCCGAATACGGATAACTATATAGATGAGCTAGGTAAGTCAAGATATGAGTATGTTGCTGACTTTTTTAATGAACATGGCTTGGAAACAAATCCATTTTGGGAAGAAGAGAAAAATACTTATCACGTATTCCAAGAAGGTAGTGAACATATTGGGAATCATCCAGATTTCCAACAATACAAAGGTAAGTTGGATATGGTATTTACTTCACCACCTTATTTCGATAGAGAACAATATAGTGATGACGATGAACAATCATTTAAGGCCTATCCAATGTATCGTGATTGGAGAGATAACTTTCTAAAACCAACATTAACAAATGCTTACAATAGTTTGAAAAGTAATAGATATTTGTTATGGAATATTGCTGACATTAAAACTGGCAAAGATACATTTCAACCATTAGAGCAAGACTCGATTGACATTATCGAATCACTTGGTGGAGAATATAAAGGTAAGTTGAAAATGCTTATGGCATCAATGATTGGAGTTGACCAATCTAATGTTAAAAATAAAGTTGATGTTGATGGAGTTACATTAAAGTACGAACCAATTTTTATCTTCTATAAGAAATGAAAGATAAAGAAATAAAAGTCGGAGATTGGGTTATCGTTACAAAAGTAGGTCTTACGGAGCGGTATATGGTAGAAAGTATAGAGGATGATTTCTACATGGTCATTCAGAAAGAAGGTACGTATACACATAGGTTAAAGTTAGATAAAAATAAAGTGAGGAAGCTGTGAATGAAATATTTCATGAAGATTGTTTAGATACTTTAACGAAACGAGATATAAAATATGATTACACTTGTTTTTCACCACCTGATTATGATGAGTTAAATCTAACGCCAATAAAAGATGACAAAGAATATTTGGATTGGCAAAAAGAAATATATAGTAAACTTAATCCTACCAATAATGTAGTTACGATAGTTACAAGCCTTAGAAGGTTTAAAGCCCGAACTATACCTAAAGATTATCATGTCTATGAAATAATGAAAGACTTGGGATATATAGTTTGATTACGAAGAAAGTATGGATTAAACCAAAAATAGACATCAACTTGGGCGAGCGAAATAACTTATACCGATATGATTATGCTATGGTTCAGAACTTTGGTAGAGGTAAGATTAAGTCGAAAGGAACTAAAGGATATAGAGCCGACAATTGGACAGAAGATTATAAATCGGAAGTGTTTGATGGTGTAAGATACACTTATCATTTTCCAGAAACGATGATAAGTAGATGTATTGATAATTTTACAGATGAAGGTGATACAGTTTACGATCCTTTTATTGGAATAGGAACTACTGCTATAGCTAGTTATAATATAGGTAGAAATTACTATGGTTCAGAGAAGGATGAAGAGATTTTCAATATAGCACATAAAAGAACAGAAAATTTAAAGAATATTGCAAATAATGCTTGCCATTAACATATATTCTTTGTATATTAGGGTATGAATAAAACACAATATATAATGAACACTCAATTTTTTGAATACAAAAATAACAATAAAAATCTAATAAATAACATGAATAAAATACAAACACCAACTATGAAGTTTCTAGAGTATTATAAAGATGGTTTGGCTAAGAAGTATAAAGAAAATACAGAAGATGTGGTTGCCACGGCAATTGAATTAAGAAATGGTTCTATTTTAAAAAAACATAATTGGTTGTTGAATAAGATAGAAAACCATCTTAAAAGACAAGAATATACTCTTCCTAATGAAACAACGAGAAGTGTATTACAACAGATAATAGATGTCCCATTGGTTGCAAGTTTCTTAGCTAAAGATCCAACAAAACAAAATCTAAGTGAAATACTACAAATTAAATTCAATCAACTTAAAGGTATTAAACTTGAAAAAGTAGCTGGTACTGGTCCAAACGCCATTAGGATACTCGAAGGAAAAATAATTAAAGGTAATAAGAATAGCAATACTACAAAAAGTGTAGATTTTTTATATGGTGATTCCTATGTTTATGCAAAAGTGACTACAACATCTGGTGGTGGTCAAACTAATCAAAAAGATGATGCCGTTAAATTTACCAAAGAGGCATATGGATATGACGAAATACATGGAGATAAACAATTTATTATTCTTCTTGATGGTGATTATTACACACCTACCGTTTTAAAAGAATTCGATAAATATAAAACAAAAAATATAAGGATAACAAACTCAGATGAATTCTAAATCTAAATTAGGTCAATTTTATACAACAAATTCAGATTATATCTTACAAGGTATGAAAGTACCAGATAATGTTGATGTGATTGAGCCATTTTGTGGTCAAGGTGATTTGGTAAAATGGGTGGGTAGAGATGTTGAGAGATATGATATAGATCCAAAGATAGATGCCATAACACAAGATACATTGATGAATCCACCTGATTATAAAGATAAGTATGTTGTTACCAATCCACCTTATTTAGCTAGGAATAAGAGTGAAGATAAAACATTGTACGACAAGTATGACATGAATGATTTATATAAGATTGCCGTTAGGAATATAATTGATGGTGATGCTTTTGGTGGTATTTTAATCATACCATTGAACTTTATTTCAGAGGATAGTTCTAAGTTAAGAGAATTCTTCTTTTCTCGATATAAAATAACTAGAATGAATATATTTGAAGAAAGTGTTTTTGATGATACTGATTATACAGTTTGTGGTTTTCAGTTTGAACGACATGATTTATATCCACTCATACCACCATACACAAAGATTAAGGCATTTGTATATCCTAATGGTGATGAGATAGAATTGATATTGGATAGTAAGAATCATTTTACTATAGGTAAAAGTTTGTTCCCAAATATAAAATCAGAATACAATATACGCCGTTTGGTTGATGGGGACAAATCAACATCAAATCTATATCTCAGAGCCATAGATACGGGTACAGATGATGGTAGAATTAAATTAAGTATCAATAAAGACCATTTATATGGATCTTTAACTGATAGAACTTTCTGTACTATACTAACAGATAAAACAATAGAAGATGAGCAGTTTGTATGTGATGAGTTCAATCGATTATTAGAATTACTTCGTAAGGAATATAATAGTCTGTTTTTGACTAATTACAGAAATTCAACGAGTTCATATGCTAGAAAAAGAATTACTTTCAAACAGGCTTATAGTTTGATTGAACAAATATTGATGGTTTGAAGAATTTGTATATATTTATATCATGTATAACACTAAAGGATCAACTAAAAGATGTTGATTACTTATACATTAAGTTAATAACAAAAGTCTGTTCTAACAGATTTAAACAAACAGGAGAATGGTTATGTTAATACCAATCAAGGTGCCCAAAATAGGCACTACCCACCTTAGTAAAATATTCCCAATAATAGACAAAGTTCAAGGTGGTATTGAAACATATCGCTGGGGAAGAAATTCTAAAAAAGAACTAGAACAGATATCATTACACATGGAATCCTTTGAAAAATTTGGATTGTTAATAGCATTTGTGGTGATTAAAGTACCTACTGAATATGTTGCTAAATTAGATGGTTTAGATCATGTTTATTCAAAAGGTGATTATGTTACTATTGACGCCAATGGTCGTTTAAGAACATTAAAAAGAAATGTCAATCATGGTGTATATCTATTAGATGGTGAAGTACCAATCGTTGATTGTACTGAGTCTATCTTAGGAGATGCTACCGAGATAACAGATGAACATATTGAAAAACTTTGGGAAGCAGTTGTCGCATTGAGTACAGGTAATTTAGATTTAACTATTTATCAATTCATAAACTCTGCTGCTGAAGTCATAACTGATCCAAAAAGAAAAGATATGTTCGTATACTTTAGGGATGTATTAAGAAAGTTTTCTGGTAATAAAGTACCAAAAGTGAATAAGTTAACTAACTCCAATGTTATGGCTGCTTTAATGTCAAGAATGCCAACTGAACAAGAGTTAAGAGCCAAAACATTTCCATATGAAATGGATAGGAAAAGGTATACCAACTATGCTTTAACAAAGGTTAGGCAATTGAGAGAATATTTGGGTAGGGGAGAATTTCCATCCACATTTGTCAATTATCTTTTTGAAAAGATCAACGAAGCAATAGATGATGGTAATTTTACTTCATGTGATTGGGTACATGATGATAAAACCAATATTTGGATTAGACAAAATCATACTGAATCTGGACGGTATTCAATGCGTGATTCTAAAACAGGAATACAATATAATTTGTATACTGATGAACATTATTTTGCTTTTGAAGAAGCATTAGATGAGGTAATGGCTGCTATACTTCAAGAAGTTCCAAATCCTGGTGGATACCAAAATGATTTTGATGGAAAACGGAGAGGTGTTGAGATGGCTATTCATCACTATGAAACCAAGAAAGTAGTAAAAGATTACATGGGAATATAATATGAAAGAACTAACACCAGAACAAATACAAGATAATTGGGAAAAATTAATTCAAATTGTAAAAGATACATTTGAAGAAGGAAGTGAACGGAGAGAAAAACTTCTCAATATGTATCATTACTTTGACGAAAGAATGTGTATGGCACCAGCAAGTGGTAAAGAACACTTCCATAATGCTCACGCCGGTGGATACGTGGAACACGTTTTACATATCACCGATTTAGCACAGCAGATATATGAACTTTGGGATAGAAATGGAGCTATAGTTGATAACTTTACCAAAGAGGAATTGATATTCTCTGCTCTACATCATGACTTGGGTAAGGTTGGTGATTTAGCCGAGGATTACTATACACCAAATGATTCGGATTGGCATAGAAAGAATCAAGGTCTGATATACAAACATAATGGTAATCTACAATTCATGACGGTTACGGATAGAGCTTGTTGGATACTACAACACTTTGGAGTCGTCATGACAGAAAATGAATATCTTGGTTTAAGATTGACAGATGGTATGTACGAAGAAGCTAATAAAAGTTATTATGTTGCTTATCAAAAAGAAAGACAACTTAAATCTAATATTGCCTACATATTACATCAGGCTGATATGATGGCCAGTAAGATAGAAAATGACTTTTGGAAACGTGGTGATTATGCTATCAAAGAAGTAAAGAAAGAAGAAGTCAAAGTCAAGACCGAACAATCAAATGCTGCCAACCAGGCATTCAAAGAGTTATTTGGTGAGTAATATGAAATGTTATCATTGCGAATCAGAATTAATTTGGGGTGGAGATCATGATATTGATGACAATGAACCCGAAGATAACTCAGAGGGGATTGTAACTAATCTATCATGTAGTAATGAAGAATGTAATACTCACGTTGAAGTATATCATTATTTTGATGATGATGAAGTAGAATAATTAATGGGTGTTGAAGCCAATACTAATAAAACCGAGTATGTGCATCCACTCGTGGAACATAAAGCCGGACACACCCGTTATTTTGGAGAATAAATGTACTTAGAATACTTTAACAAGTTCAAGAACCAAGAGCCATATCTTCACATTGACGAGAAAGAATGGTCATACATCAAAGATACATTCGAGAAAGACGATGTAAAAGAATCTCTGGCAACAGTTGCCATGACTTATTCACCACCATACCAAGAGATAAGTCAAAATGAATGTAGAAAGGACTTTAATAAGCTAAAAGGCACTTGGGTTCATGATTTACTACAAGAA